TAAGTTCTATTTGCAGATAACACTAACAAATCTGAAGCCGCCTTTGTTGCCGAATAATATGAACTTGGTTTAAGATCATCATCCTCAGTTGCGGTATGGTTAATTGCAATGTGTTCATCCATATCACCATATACCTCATCGGTTGAGATGTGTATGAATTTTTTAATGTTTTTATTTTTTCTTGATATTTCCAATAAATTAAATGTCCCCTCAACATTAGTTTTAACAAATGGTAACCCATTCTTAATTGAGTTGTCTACGTGAGACTCAGCGGCAAAGTGAACTATGTAATCAAAATCACCAAGTTCATCTGCGGTTACATCACAAATGTCTTTTTGTAAAAAAGAAACATTGTGTTTAAGATTCGTTCTACTACCAGCGTATGTTAGTTTATCAATACAAAGAACATCACATTCAAAGTTATCTAATAGGTGATTTATAAATGCGGATCCTATAAACCCCGCTCCTCCTGTTACTACTATTTTCATTTTTTCTCTAATGTTTCTATATGATGTTGCAAGTACCATAACGCTTTCTTAAGGTCCTGTAACTCTTTATCCGATTCTTTCTTACCGGCTCTTGATATATACTTAACTGTATTTCCCAATGAGAATCCTAATTCCCAAGCATCAATTACCTTGATAGCCTCATATGGGTTTTCTGATCCTCCGTAATGTTGAGGGTGATTTACTTGTTCACTCATTTTATTTCAACTTTATCTGCGTTTAACATTATCTTTTTAAGTTCTTCAGGTAATGATGAAGATTTTATTAATGACTCTGTGTCAAATTTTATTACTTCAGGTTCAATATTCGCCTTTGACCTCATAGTGTCCTCATTAACCTCATAATCATCATCATTTTTATATTCTTTTAATAACTCATCACCAGATATAGTTCTATATTTTTCACTTAATCCTTCAATATCAACAAGTTTATTCATCATATGTTTCATTCCATAGATTTGTTTAGTTGCATCCAATGATTTAACAATCTCAATAATAATCTTGTACGGATCCGCATTTGATCCTGGTCTACGATCTTCAACATAACCTTTCCAATTTTCAGCAGTCTCTTTTGGAACTCTAATTGATGCCCCTCGATCTGAAACACCCCAACTAAATTTATCAATTGATTGTGTTTCAAATTTACCAGTTAAACGGAGATTGTTATCTGACCCGTAAGCTTTAATATGAGCTTCATGCCTTACCTCAAACGCATTAAACAATGACATAAAATATTCTTCATTACCATCATTTCTCATTTTATCTGTGGAGAAGTTTGTGTGGAGACCTGAACCATTCCACTCACCTTTTTGGATTGGTTTTGGATGTAGGTCAATACCATAATTATATTTTTCAGAGATTTTATACAAGAAGTATCTAGTCATCCACAAATCATCACCCGCCTTTAATTTACCTTTTGAAAATACTTGATATTCCCATTGACCTAACGCAACCTCAGCGTTGATCCCTGTAATGTCAATTCCGTATTTTAAACACATATCCATATGTTCCTCAACAAAATCTCTTCCTGAAACATATTCACCAACACCACAATAATATTTACCTTGTGGTTCCAAGTTGTTTTCATCGTGACCTAAAATACATTTGTTTTTTCTATCATAGATAAAGTATTCTTGTTCAAATCCAAACCACAAATCTTCTTGATCTCCAATTAGTTTTGATCTTGTATTAGTTTCGTGTGGTGTACCATCAGAATTCATTACTTCACACAACACGTAAATCGTATTTGTATTATCACAAAAATAATGTCTAACAGGCATTAAAATACAATCAGAACTATTACCTTCCGCTTGTAATGTTGATGACCCATCAAAGTTCCATTCAGGAAAATTATTTAGAACCAAACAATTTTTAATTTGTTCATAGTCCATAATTTTAACTTTACTTCTTAGGTTTGGTTCAGGTGTATATCCGTCGATCCACACATATTCTAACTTAACTTTCATTTCATTTTATTTATAACATTTATTATTTCCTCTTTGGTAAAACCTTCGGTATACATCCTATAGACTTTGCGCGAAAAATCGTCGGTACAAATAATTGCATCGGCATTTAAATAAGTCATAATATCATTTAAGTGAATAAGGATGTTTTCTTTCTTTAAAATTCTTTTGTTGAAACTCATTTTAATCTTCTAAAAATTCTTTTTCTTTTTTCTTTTCCTCTTGTTCAATCGTGTAATTTCTCGCCTGATTAATTAACATTATTGTTTTTCTTTTGAACAACGGTAATAATGTTTCTTCAATTGGGAAATCACCTCTACTTATCATCTCTAATACCGGTAATTTTGTTTTGTTTTCGGCTTCAGAAAATGTAGTTATTATCTTTGGTATAGTCAATTTGTTTTTATCATCACAATAAATTAATTTGACATTTGTTTTACTTTCAGGTGATTTTTTTGCTGCTGGTGATACCTCATATTCCCAAACATAATATTTGTTGTCCCTTTTATCTAAATGAAAGAAGAACCCTTTATTAGATAAAATTTCTTTTTTGTTTTTTCTGTATTTTGTTTCAATACTATCAAAAACTATTGTCCACACAGATTTTGCAATGTTGAAGTATTCCAACATTCTTGGTGCGGTGTATTGTAAAATTTTTGTGAACTCTTCGTACTCATCAGTTGACATATCAGGAACACTTTTAACTTTAAGGTCTTTCACCAAAAGTTCATCGTCAACCGAATTAAATTTCTTATTCGTATATATAATTTTCTTATCCCTGATAAGAGTTTGAATGTTTGCTAAATGTAATGATAATTCTATAAACCCAGGGTAAAGTTCCATATTGTCTAACTTTTCCCCCATACGTTGAAAATATGAAAGTAATTTATACTCTTTATGTTCTCTATCAATTGGCTTTTCGAACATCCAATCGGTGTCCATTACAAATTCTATTTTTTTCTTCCGTGCCATTAATCATAAACATAAGAATAATATCACCTTCAGTAAAGTTATTACTCAATTCTCATTACAATAAAAGTTGAATCGTTCACATTAACTTCATCGTAATCACCATTATAACTACTTATAGTTCCATAGTCACTATCACTAACTAAATCATCCAATAAACTTCTTCTATCAACAAAATTTTCATATTGGTCTCCCATTTCATCTAACCAACTTATTGGGTCATCTTTAATTTGTTGTAGCCTATCTTCTACCGCTTCTTCTACCTCATCATCATTTAAATCACCATCAGGTTCATCTTTTATATCTTGTATTTCAACCGCAATATCTTCTATTTCACTCTCAATCTCTTCAATCCTTGAATCGTTGTCCGATTCATGTTCACCGTCCTCATCCTCATCTTCATAAGTTACTAACTCAACTTTTTTACCGTTTTGATATATTTGCCATTTATTTTCGGACCATTCAACAATTAAAACATTATCCATATAATCAGTAAATTTGAAGTACTTTAAACTTTCAACCTCTTCCTCAGTTAATGGTGACCTAGCTCCACTTGAAATCAAATAACTCTCAATTTCAAGAGATTTTTTTTTGTTTTCTAGTTCTTCAATTTCTTTATCTTGTCTACGACTAGTTTCTCTACTAACATCATAATTTTCAGGATCTTCAGTAACCCATTCACGAATCATGTCCTCATAATATTCGGCAACATCATCACCATCAATATGATAACTTAATGTACTTTTATCAAAATTGTTAAGATCATTTACCATTTCATCATAATACTCTTTAATCGAATCATCCGCCTCACTTTCAGTACCTACGGCATAAACATCACCATTGGTACCATCATGTATGGATCTAAATGTAGATAATTCATAATGTGTTCCTTCAGGTAATAAACCATATACATCGTTATCTTTATTCTTAAGTTCATCAATGTCATACTCCAAATCATTTCGTTCAGAGTCTAACTCATCAATAATGTCAGGATTTTCCTCATTTTGTATTCGTTCTTCAAGTTCTTCCATTCTTTTTTCTAAATTCCTTAAATCTTCACGTTCCGAATCAGTTAAATAATCTATTTCTCCCTGTTGAACCATGTAATCAAATACCGCATTTGCCATTAAACCTTGATCGTCAATTTCAGGATTATTTGGGTTCCACTCATCGTCTTCTCGTCTTTGTTCCGCTTCACGTCTCAAAGCTAGTTGTTTCCTTCTTTCAAGTTCTTTAGCGTATGGTGTGTCCCAATAACTCAAACCACGACCAACCGTAACTCCTTCAAGAGTTGATATATTTGTGTACGCAACATTTAAATCACCAGTTACAATTAACTCACCCAAATTACTTATTTGTTTTAAACCTCTTAAATTTAAATTACCGTTAACCCTTATTTTTTTACCTCTAAAATCAGGAAATTTAGGGATTGCTTGTGCTTTATAATTAACAGACTTTAGTAAGTCCATATACTCTTCTGGTGTGAAATCTTCATATTCAACATTATCATCTTGTTCAATAATAATATTCCTTATTAATCCAATTAAATCGTTCTCATTAATTCTAACAACTTTTTTCATATTACAATAAATATTAAATGGTTTACAAAATATGAACCCTAACTGATATTTATAATCAAATAAACCTCTTAAAACAAATATTATGGGATGCGGATGTAAGAATAAAGCAAATCAACAAAATGCTCAGGCACCTCAACAAGCTCCACAACAACCAGCGGCGAATCAATCTACGGTTCAAGAGTCGGTAAAGAAAATTGTTGAGAAGTATTACAACAAAAAGTAATCGGTGATTGGTTAAAAAGTTGAGGTGGGAAGTATTTTCCACCTTTTTTTATATTTATATATTATGAACGATATTGAAGAAATTATAGAAGAATTTAACGAAGGTAATTGGGGTGGTATATCCAAAATATTTAATAATAAGATTGAGGTATTTTTAAGTTTTATACTTAGAAAAGGTCTAATTGATGAATTAAACTTATCTAATATACCTTACGATAATGTACCATCATTTGATTTTTTAGTTAAAACAAAAATTTTAGATAAATTTGAATATAAGGACATACCAGAAATTCTTGAGAATGATTTTCTATTATATAAAATACAACAAGATCCCGAAACTTGGTTGGAGTGGGTATCAGGAAATCTTATTACTGACGTTGAAAAAAAATCAGATGGTTATTATCTATTCTTAAGGGATCGAGAAGAACTTGCGGAACTTTTTGACGATAGTGGTCGTGATGCCACCGCAAAAGATGTTGCCGAACGTGTCTTACAAGAAGACTATTATGAAGATTTTTATGATTCAACAAATAATGTTTATAGAGATGTCATTGATGAGTTGGATCCCGAAAATATCATAAAATTAAAAAATTATATATTCAGAGAAATTGGTAACGTTGAATTATCATTAGAAAATTATGATTCAGAATTTTTTGAAGGTTTATCTGAAGAACAGGGGACTGAAGGTTATTTCATTATAAAAGAAGAAGACTTGGGTGAACTCATTAAGGATGAGGATGCTATGAATGAACTTCTAAGTGATGACTTGTCTGAATTAAAAAGTGAATTATATAGTATCTATAATAACGCATATAATGGGGCATATCAAAGTGAATTATATAGTTTAATATGGTCAGAATTAGACAGATATTTTGTTGGTAGAATAATTGATCAACAAATTCAATCAGGAGAAAAAACTAAATGGTTACAATATGTTAAAATACGTGACTTTAAAAGTGATGTCATTAAATTCCTTTCCGACCGTTTAGGTAGTGAATACAATGAAGATAAGTTAGACTATCACGGTAGTTACACAGGTATGATGAAACAATTAATGGATGAAGATGTATACGATTGGTTAGACTTTAGAATACCTGATTATCCAGATTTTCGTTTAGTTAATAAAGATATAAATGATATATTCGGAGACTATATTTAACTAAACTATTTATATATTCATTCAAAACTCATATTCATTACAAAAAAAGATATGAGATTAATCAATAAAAATTCAAGAAGAGGCATAGTGAATTTATTTGCCGATTTCATTGTGTCTAAAATTGACCCAAAAGAAAGATCAATTATACAAATCACAGATTGTGAAGTATTCATGGTGTTAAATGGTCAGACCACGAGTGAAATAGAACTTAACATTGATGAATTAAAAAATGAATTCAATGAAACCTATAAGGACATACTTAAATCTTTAGGTTTAGAACATTTTAATGTGATCAATATAATTAAATACGGAGTTGATATAGTCCCCATTGAAACAGGTTGGGTTGACACTAACAAGAATGTATTCGTGGAGGAAAATGAATCATTTGGTGAAATTTCAATTAGTTCCGAGTTTCCTTATGGTTATAGTTTACGTACAGGTAGATCTATGGTTTACTATTCACATTATATACTTAATCAAATTTCATCTACAATAGGATCGGACAATATGTTTATCCATTTCTTACCTAAAGTAGAAGATGAAATGGACATTAAAGTCATCACCAACTCAATGTATGATTCAAAAACAATCAAATCATTAATATTAGATGTATTTGACTTTGATTTAGAGGACTTCTCTAATAGAATGGAGTCTTATGACATTACCCAAGATATATTGAATCCTGAGGGAGAAAAACCATACTTGGTTCAGGACCGATTGGAAGATGTAATTATATTCTAAAAAGAAACCCCACTCATAAGGTGGGGTTTTTTATTATCTTTCGTAAAATTCTTTAATGATTGTAACACCTTCATCAAGTTCATTGAAATCCCTTTCAGGCGCATATAGTTCAGTTTTTGAATTTTCTTTACCTGGTGATTCAATTAACATAAATGCAGGTACATATTCATTTTTAGTTATTGATACGAACATATCGTATTCATCACTATGTTCATCAATATCTCTATCAACATAAGGTATGTCTTCTTTATCTAACATCTCCTTAAGTATTTTACAATGAGGACATGACTTCATTGAAAAGATGATTGCCAACTTATCCATTGATCAGGTCTTTTACCATCCCGTTTATTTGTACTTCATTCATAACTCCAACTTTAGTGTCAATCATTTCACCATTATCAAATACCTTAATAGTTGGGATACTTCTAATACCCAAGGACATACCAACTTCTTTATTTAAATCCACATTCATTGTGTGCATTTCAACATCAGTTGTATTTTCTGATGCAACCCTTTCAAAGATAGGTTTCATCATTTTACATGGACCACACCATTCAGCCCAAAATTCTACGATAACTTTTTTACCTGAGTTAATTTTTTCCTGTAACTCAACACTTGTAATTTCCATTTTTATTTAATTTTTGATAAGTTTTTAATGAAGAATGATACTTCGTTTAATTGGCCCATGTCGTAATATATTTTAAGTTCATACGTTTTATCATCGACCTCCATTTTAGATAAATATAAGTAAAAACCAGATTTATGTCTAAAAATTCCCTCCAAATGTTTTAGTTCGTATTCATGTTCAACACTATCCAAATATTCAATTTCAAATTTCTTTTCTATTAATATTTTAGGCGTTAATTCCAATACACTATTAACCTTTATTATACCATATAATTTACCGTGTCTTTCCTTTAGTATTTCTAAAAAATCGTTTTCTCTTGTGAACATTTTTGTAAATTAAAAAAGTGGGGTAGTTAACCCCACGTTTCTTTTAGATCATTGACTCAGCAGTCTCCCAAAGTTTTGTGTTTATTGCGTTTACCGCCATAATGTTTTTCAAACCTCTCAACCCTGTCTTACGACCACTTTGTGATCTGTACTCTACTCCACCTCGTACAAATTTCTCTTGTACTACGTTGAATACTTTCCAAAGGTCATCACCTTCATCCTCAGTACGGTTAGGTGTTAACAAGTCAGCCAAGTCAAGTGTTGACGGTACTGAACCTGTTGCCCATCTAAGTTTAGATGCCTTCTGTACGAACACCACTTTCTCATCCATAGTAAGTTGACGTTCCATCATTCGTCCAACAGAGTGTTGGATCATTGGTAGTTTCTTTGCGAAACTCTCAGTTAACATTTTAACGTCGTCAAGTTGGAAATCTTTGTGACGGATACGAAATTGGTCAGCCACTGATGTTGGTACCGTTAAACCATTACTACAAACCAATCGGTGAAGTCCTGCACTCATTGAGAACGCTGACATCCCGTTGTGTGAGTTTTTGATGATCGCTTCAACCAAAGTATCACCAACCGCTGGAAGTTGTCCATTACGGAACTTAACTTCGTGTAAGGCATGAATACCTCTACCATTTTGTTTCACTGATGAAATTTCCCAACCTTCTCTATCGAAGTATTCCATGATCTTGTCCGTAGGGACAAACTCATACTTGTTCGTCATCTTTGAAGATGGAGATGTTGCGAAGATAGATGGTGCAGTTGACTTGATTAATTCTGGAGTATAGATCATATAATTATTTTTTTAGATTACATTACAAAGGTAGGAATTTTTTTGGATTCCACAAGCCTTTACATGAAAAAAATTAATTTAATATGATGTCTCCAAACTTACTCTTTTGGATAAACCCTTCAACCTTATTTGCAT